GTTCGGCTTCTCAAATATAGAAGTATTGCTCTCACCACGCTGCTTTCTCCTACTCGGATACTTCCTCATCTGGACATACGTGCATGTATCGCATCTTCCTCAGTAACCTGCGTGCCTTCTCTTTGTTGCCAACTTCTTCATTGACAATCACTGCAGAAGGTGATATAATGTCCTTCACAAAATCCTTCTTGTTTGGGGATAGAGATTTAGATGTTCTAAGTCCCTCTCTCAATACACGTCGTTCTGACTGATTCAGTCTGTGAGGATGTGCCTAAAGGCCTAATCCTAGAAGGAAGTCTTTTGCTTGCTTCCACAGGACTTCATTGTTTTCGGTGAAGTCAGACTCCCTGGCGTATCGATGTCTCTATCCGATAGTTCGGACTTGGGGAGCTTGATGAATTGTGGCGTTGCTGGATGTGTATGTGATGACCGACTTGACCGTATGTACAGCAGGAATGACCACATACGCATGGGCACAAACCCCAGAAGAGTTATCATGCCTTTTTATCCAGATGAATGGCTCAGAGTTCGGATTATCGAGCCTCTACTCCAACATCTTGGAACTGCCAGCGTCCGCGTCAATGACGATCTTGGTTAGCAACATTGGATTTAACGAGTTCAACGCGACCCTGATCGTTGCAAGGGACGGCGCATGACCTAAAGTCTCCCTAAGCATGTTATAATTGACATACCACTCAGCAATTGCGTCTGCTTCGTCCACAATGTGTTTCATAGGGCCTTGCTCGGTGTCTGTATATCTAGAAATTACACTTAACGCATACGACACACAGGTATCGTTATCGCTGGGCATCGATACGACAGTCGCCTTCCCAATGTCGTGCGCATCGGGGAATACTCGAACAAGGTCTTTAAACCTACCTCCTTGTCTATTGGTGGTAACGTTCCAGTAATATGACATCAACTAATTTGTAGTTGCATCCGTAAATACAATATCCCGCGGCATTCTCTTAAAGTATGCCTTCTGATGACCCTTAGTCACGGTGGATCCAACTCGAATGGTGTCATCATAATTGACGACATCCTTCTGAAATTGAGACCATCGATAGGTTTCGGGATAATATCTCCATTTCTTGTATATTCTCGCTCATCGGGAATCGTATGATTCCCAATGGTCACACCATCTGGAGATATCTTGTAAAGTGGAGACTACTGCTCTGTAATCCGCAGATCCGTAGCAGTACTCCAACGCTCCTCGGGTTGATTTTCGTGTACCTGACACACGGCTTCCTTCGCTCTCACGTGGAAGACTTTTGTTCGTTTTGACTAACGAGTACAAAGGGTGGTCGTCACTCACCCCTTGCAGAGCTTGATCTTTTAGGAGACCAAGAAAC